GGTTTATCTCCTGCTTCATTCATAAACCATTCACAGACAGGAAGTTCACTATCTTCTTCAACATTAATTTCAGGGGAATTCTCTCTGAGATTTTCTGCTTCTCTCGATTTGCAAACTAATAGATGGTCACTGGGTCGACCTATAAATTTCGTGTCACACATACTACATATCATCCCATTTAAGTTTTCTTTCGCCAAAACTATGTAATGATCGGATCCAATTAACTTTACGTCAGCATCTACAGTTATTTCATCATTCTTTTTCAAATTTGAAATATCTATATTTGCCTCCGGAGTACATTGAGCCCAATGAGTACAATGATGGCCCCCACACTGTTTTCCACAGCACATCGTAGGGGAAGTACTTAATTTGAGAGGACACGAAGCCACGTGCACACACTCATTTCTCTTTTCAAACCTTCTTCCATAAGCAACTGTCCAACAAGGTTTTCCTAATTCTTTACATTTTTCACAAAGATCTCGTCTATGCTTCTTTCCTTCTGTCTGAAACGTATGTTGTTTGTCCATTTCATATTTCCGAGCCATATAGACTCCAAGAAATATGGCGGCTGCAACCACTAGCATACTTAATCCAATTCCAATTTGGGCACTAGTAGACATACGTTTATGTTTTCCAATAACAGTTTTAAGAGACATAAACTTTCTCTTTGGTTCTAAACTCCAACGCACACAATCATCTAAATCCTCACACTTAGTTGAAAAATCATCATCTGCATACATAACAACATTAAGATCTGAGAAAATAGAGTGGGAAATTGAGCCATCTTCTAATCCTTTTAGAATTTCATTAGTTTCTTCATCTGCTTCAATAACATCCACTAAATCCTTAAATGCGTCGGTTGGATCATCACCCATTAAAGATCCAATCCAGGTAAAATCACGTAACATGGAAACTGTTTTATGAACAATACCTAGATCGGCTTTATCAGTGATAAATCCTGCTAAAGCAATAAAGCCTGTTATTTTACTAGCTGTGGCCAAAGCCATCGTTATAGTATTCGACATCTTCTTATTCTCTCGCTCTACTTTATAGAGCTTCTTTGATGCCTTATAAGCTATAAACCCGGCAAGGGCTGCTGCTAATAAAACTGAGACTGTTATTCCTCCAACTTTCAAAACATCAGTCGCGGTAATTTCAGCAAACATTTCGGACATGTCTTCTATAGATTTTGGCATTTTCTTATCTTTAAAATAATTTTGGATTTTATCCATTATTCCACTCTTTTCTACCAAAAACTTAGACACACGTTCTTCATATTTACTTAATTTATCGCACTTAAGTTTCAATTCTTCTTCGTTCCAATAACCCGTAAACTCAGCACCGACTCTACATGTCTGCGTTTCTTCAAGTTCTTTCTTGAGCCATTCTTCGGTCTGATCTTCAAGGAATTCATCTGATCTTGACAAGTAGTCCTTACTACTCGGATCATAATAAATATGAACTCCTTCTTTGGGTTTTGGAACCCTTTTAGCCTCAAAAGGAATTAAATTGCTAGGCTTAAAGGGTTTATAACTTCGAACATCCTTCTGTTTTTTAGAAACTTGCTTTCGAATATCTTTCTGATCATTTTCTCGCTGTCGCGTTCGATATGCATCTAGCTCGTTTCTAACATCTCGTAATGCTCGTTCACAATTTAATGCAGTTTCATCATAAATTAAATCAAGATGCTCCATATTATGTTGAATAACATTCAGCATATCATAACTCACCGGTACACAGTGATTACAATATGCTTCATATTCATAATTTAAATGATGGGCATAATGAAGCAATAAATGACGAGCTCCTTTCCCAAATCGTAATTTACAACCTGGGAAATCACAATTAATTGTGAACTTCTTACAATGCATAAGATGTTCTAAGTAATCTTCTTTTCCACACATACACTTCATCTTACCTTGACATGATGCAAAATAATGATGTAGTTGTTGCATAAATCCATTAATGGATCTACCACAAGAACCACACGTTGTTATCCATTCATGTTTCGAATCAGGCAATCTTTCTTTCTCACCATACCACATTTCCTCCGTAGTTACGAAGTCCCATTTCGTAAAAGTAGTCGAAGAGGCGCATTTGGTAGCTGTAGATTGTTTGTTCGTCGAGGTAGATACCGTGTTTTGCGTGTTCAAAGGCATAGTCCCAGGCGTCAACGGAATAGGGATTTTTAAATTGCCAGGTGCTGCTACAGTATTTGATAATATTGGCGTTGTAGCCATATCTCTCAAGGGCCCACTTTTCTCCCCAGTTCCAACGGGCAATTCGACCCTTGGGGGCAGCAAAGTAGACGCTGTTAATGTAGTCCCTGTAGAAACAAAATCCATCTTCCCAGGGGGCGGAATAACTCCAAAAGAACTTGTTGGTTTTGCTGAGTTGGTCAAGTCTAGAACAGGCTGGTCTGCCACATTTTCTACCTTTACCTCCCCAGCTAAATCCCCAAGACGTCCATTGGTATTCTGTAGAAATTCCCAATTCTGATTTCCGGTTGTCTCCGTGGTTAATCCTAATTGCTGAATTACTTCTTGCAAACTTTCTTCTCCCTGGATCGCGTCCTGGACAGCTTTTTCGTCTTCTGGGCTCGGCTGATCTGAATCCGAGCTTGCTGAGCTGTCTCCCTCGGATAAAGATTTTAAATCAATGCTGAAAGGGTCCAAATCAGTCCTATAAGGAGTATCCAAAAATCCTCCTTCTTCTGTTTCCATATCATACAATACTACTTGAAAGTATTGTCTTTCATCATTGCCTAAAAATTCAGACCAATCTACCTTATCAACTAGTAGATGGTCTATATTCATTGGTTTCGTGACGTAACAATCCTTAGGTCCTAAATCAAAAACAGCACACTTATGTTTCAGTAATAATTCGTTTAAATGAAACAATATTTTGGAAAACATGGGATTAGCTCCCTTATGACATTTGTCATGTATCCAAACTATTGTCCCCTCACTCGTATCACACTGGACACAGTATGTATTTAAATTCAAGGACATCTGGTGTCGCGTAAGCTTATCATTTGTGCCAGGTCTATAACGTGCTATAAGGGGTTTCCAACACCCATAACACATCTCGCTAAAGATTTGATATCCTACTTGATTCGTCGCAACTCTTTGCTGAACCAAGCACAAACAATTAACCAATGTCGTAATTAAATCAGTTAAATTCTCCTCCTTGTCTATTTGACAACAAACTTCTTTCACTAAGCTAATCCAATTTGTTTCATTATCAAAATAGCCATCTAAATAGACAAATTTAAAAACGTCAAACACCTCCTTAATGACCGGTACAAATTTCACAAACCTTAAACATTTTTCCAAAGGTTCAAGTTCATGATCTTTTCGGTCTTCTTGAATATCTTGAATAATTCCTTTCACGTCTCCAGGGACCTTAATCCCCGACGCCCTAAGAATTGATTCCACGGCAACACTGATCGTTTTTTCCTCCACAGTGTCGAC